AGTGTTCGCGAATGCTTGTGTTACTTCCCAACGTTCACCAGGTGATACAACAGCTGGTAACTGGAGGCTTTCATTAAATCCAAGTCTCTTCACAGAGATGTTGTTTGCTGCACCGCTTTGTGCATTGAAGTAAGATACTTCAACTGATACTGGGGTAGCTCTTGTACCAGCAGCAACAACTTCAATCACCATTTTGTAAATCGTTCCGGTCATGCTAGACATAATAGTCTCCTTAAAATAGCATAATGCTAGATATCGTATCGTCTATTTACTCTTACACAACAAAGGCCGCAAAAGCGGCCTTTGTTTCTTTTTACAACAATCGGTCTAAACCGACATCCTTAGATTACAGGAATGTCAAGTTGTTAACAACGATCTTACCGTAGTAGTCAGCGGAGTTCGCAAGGGATGTTGCGTTCGAAGTGAACGTAACCTTACCGTAGCGAGTCATAACCATCAGTTGGTTGTTGTACGTCGTTGGGTCAACAACCGTGTTGCTGGTCATCAATGGGACGTATGGGCAGTAGAAGTAACCAGAATCAGTTTCTCCTGTACCACCCTTGAATCCGACGACAACGATGTCGGACGATGCAGTTGCTCCACCAGGTACTTGCGATCCGGAAGCAACAGTTCCAAAGGAAGCGTTGAACAGGAAAGAGTAAACCTTGATAGTTCCATTCAACGTACCAGCCAGGCGGGTGTTGTTTGGACCTTCGAACGAACCGGACACAGCTGGTGCAAACACCGACTTAGCAGCGGACTGGAGAACCGAAACGATCTGTGGAGACACGATGATGAAGTTACCAGCACCACGACGTGTTTTTGCAGCGATTTCGTTAGCAACCTTGTTGATCAGAACACCCAGAACAGCGTGGCGATCACCAACGTAGTGTGGAACACCTGTGAAGGAGCCAGACATATCGAAGGTTTCAGTTGTTCCGGCCAAACGAATCAGGTCGGTAACGATTTCATTGTCGATTTCGTGAACGATTTCAGCAGACAGAGCCTGCGTAATTTCAGCTTCGAGATCGAGACCGTGCTGTGCGGACAAGTCCTGCATAGCTTCGATCGTCCACTTTGCTTGCAACTTACGAGTCTTAGCGATCACCGGCTGGCGGAGAACTTGCAGACCCATTGCACGACCTGGGAACGATTCCATGTCAACTACATCGCCAGCTTCACCAGACAGCGGGGAAGAAGCAGTAGAGAAAGTACCTGCTGGGGTGTACGCGCCGCCTTGGTTTACACCGAAGGTAGAATCATACAGTCCACCGGAAGCACCTGGAGTAACGCCACCAGCATAAAAACGACGCATTTTCGATGCATACGGTGCAGTTGCAGACGTATTACCAAAAACTTCATCATTGATAGCGATATCGCCGTCAGGAGTTTCAGCAGTTACAGCGCCGTTCTTGTAAACAAAGCGCAGGGAGAAAACCAGGCCAGTAGGACCTGTCATTGGCTGAACGCCAACAACTTCAGTCGCGATGGTTCCTGGGATGATACGGCGAATCATTGGGAGAATGATCTTCTGGAATGAGCCGATAGCTCCTACAGATGATACATCTCCACCAGCGGTTTCGGAAAGGTACTTGGCTTGGTTATCCAGCACCGTCGAAACGATCGCTGCACGGCGAGCGTCGAGGCCTTCCAGTAGGGCAGCCTTCGTCTCTTGCCAGTTTTCGAAAAGTTCTTTCATGGTCTAAGACTCCTTGGTGATTATCTTGTTAACCCAGCCAGTTTCCGCATGCGGATAATCTGATCGCTTGGTTGCACATCTTCAACTAACGCAATTTCTTCATCGTTTCCAGTTACGATCTTGGAAGCTACAGGAGCGACTTCGACTTTCTTGGATTCGGTTACAATCTTGGCTGGTTGAGCTTCATTTTTCTTTACATCTACAACTGATTCTTTGAGGACGCGGCCAATATAAACCTTGTACGCTTCATCTAGTTTTTCTGTCGAAACATTCGAAAGAATGATCTTCATCTGTTCCTTAGCATTACCGCTAAGTGCAGACAGTAATTCGTCCATCTTGCTATTTCTAGCTTCTGCCAGGCGCTCGTGTTCGATGTCTGCCAATTTCTTTGTAGCATCAGCGAGTCGGTCTTGAGCTTCCGCCAAGTCCTGCTCAGCATCAGTCAAGTCGCCCTTACGGAACTTCTTGAACTCTGCTTCTACTGCTTCAAAAATCTTGCGACCGAACTCAAGTTTCTTAACGTCCGCGATGTCTTCGGTAAGTTCCGACATCTCTTCGTCGAGGCGAACCTCTAAGAATGCGTCAAGTTTGTCGACCAGTTGGTTCAGTTGCTCTCCGAGCACCTGAGCGAGTTTCTCTTTCTCTTCAACGAGCTTTTCTGCGAACTCTACTTCGAGGTCGCGGAATTTGTTGATGTCTTCCTTCAGCTCGTCAAACTCAGTCTTGAGAAACTCTTCAACCTTTGTATCGACTGCCTCGGCAAGCTCGTCCCGCGCCTTAACAAATTCCTCTGTCAAGGTGGACCGAATCTCCACTTCCAGCTTTGAACGTTCCTCAGCCAGGAATGAGTCTACAGCAGTTTTGAATTGCGTAGAAATTTCCGCTTTGGTGTCTTCGCTAAGAAGATCGGATTCAAGCAGTTTCTTTAGGATTTCATCCATGCTTGCTTCACTCCGTGGTTTGGTTGAGACTATTCGTCTGAGTTGTTGCATAGTTATTTAGAAAAGAGCATACTTTTTGTCCAAAAAACTATCATAAATCGTCAAAAACATCAAGGGACCACCATGTTTTTGGTAGTCCCGGATGAGTAAGCTATCATTCTACTCAGTTCTAAAGCGATCTAAGTTATTGGTGCATATAGCTTTTTAGACCATCACTTGAGTATTTTTGCAAAATGCGGAAGATCTCTTTTACGTTGAGCAAAGAACAGAGTTTTGACATTCTTGTTATAGCTCATAAAGCCAGTACGAATTTGTACTGGCGTTCCATCATCTGGTACTCCTAGAATCAAAATCAGAGCTAACCCTTCTTCTGTATCTATAGTCATAGAAATGACTTCGCCTGACAGCCACAGCAAATTAGTGGAGGTCAGGCGAGAGGCTTGAATCATGCCCACGGGTTAGTCCGTCTTGTCTTCGTCTTCTGGATCTGGAAGCTGTTCTTCAAGAGCAGTAATCCATTCATCATTGTGTTGTGTGCCAAGCCATTCAACCATAGCTTGGAGGCAACCAGAATTGTCTTCGAGGAACGAATCCATGTCACGGTATCCAAGAACTCCAATGATCTTTTCGAAGTTGTTAACTCCGCGACCACCTTCAAAATGGTACATCTTTTCTTGATCGGTATACTTCTCGATCAGTTCAGACATGTCTTTATCACGTCTACCTTCTGTAACTTGCACTGGTACTGGCTGGTTTAAGCCGAGTAATTCTTGAATGAGTTTCATGCGTGTTCCTTTTCGTTTTCAACGAACCAATTTTTCAGAATTTCGACAGACTTCTTGAATCTTGGATCCGGTCTACTATCCCATGGTTTTGCACCATTGTGACTTGGTGATACAAAAGTTGCAGCAGAGATTACATCTGCATGCGCCTGTTTATTTCTGACAAACTTGACGAGGTGTCTACCCATATCAGCATAGTAATCACGAGGTACATAGACGTAGCTTGGTTCGTCATCGCCGTAGCGATTGCTGCCATCATCTGTTGCATCGTAAGCATTACCAAAACCGTTATTGTAGTAGTCATACTCGAGGCGACCAAGACAACGGCAAGCTTCGCCGAACATAGTCTTTGCTTCGCCGCTAGCTGGTACATGTTTTTCCCAGATCTTGTCAAAATCTTTGTTCTCTACCCACTCTCTGAGAACTTTTTCCTTGACGACTGGAGCTTCTTTGACTACAGCCTTTTTGCTTTCGTCAAGAAGATTTGTGAGGATCTTGGTCATGTCTTACTTTCCAGTCAGAGCATCAAGGAACTTCTTAACTTCAAGAGCAAGGTACTTTTGAGCTTTTTGGTCATGAACCACTGCTTCGGCCAGAGTTTGAATCTTCTGGTTGTCAGTCAATGCTTCCATAACATGAGAAGGATATGCGTTTGGTGCAGATGGAGTAGCAACAATGTCAACAGTAACCAGGCTGAAAGTGTTTACCTTACCTTCAACAACGTTACCTGATCCACGTGAAGAAACACCAAGCTTACCACCACCTTCGAGGATCGCCTTAACGATTTGTCCCTTAGGAGTGTTCAGAACCTTCGCCTTACCGATAGCGTTTGCTCCATCCATTCTCATTTCAGTGATAATGTGGGAAACGTTGTTCAGGTCGATGTTCAGATTATCTGGGTGGTTAAGTTCACCGTAAACCGAAAGACCTTCAGCAATGCGCTTGTTGACAGAGTCAACTGCATTTTTGATTTCAGTCATTGGGTAGACACGTTGATTGCCATTAACGACATCTGCTTGCATGAAAATGCCGCTCAGATATGATTCATTCGTTTTCTGGTTCTCAACAACCATCAAGTTTGATGTCATTGGGGACAGACGTTCAATAAGGACGAGGCCTTGGTTCATAATAGAATCCTTTTAAAGCTCCTGAGAGCATTTCACTTGGTATTTATCTTAGCCGTCTAAAGCGGCTAAGATTTTAGAGGTTTCCGACTTCTTTTTCTAAAGCACCCATATCAGGTTCAGCTTTGTCTTTTGCCGCTGGTTCATCCTTAGCTGGAGCTTCTTCGTCAGCTGCTCCACCAGATGCACCAGCTTCTTTCTTGCTTCCTTTATCTTCACCTTCTACTGGAGCTGCTTCATCTTCAGCAGGAGCCTCTTCTTCAGGCTTCTCTTTGGTAGTAATGTCTTCGAAGTTGTCGTAGTCATCAGAGACCTTGATCTCTGGACGCTTCTCTACCCAAGCAGGGTCGTACATCATGCGAAGCTCTGTAAAGCCTTCACCCAGACCACCATCAGGAATTCCACGTTCTTGTTTCAGCATAGCTTCATTTTCTTGTACATCATCCTCAGATAGACCAAGGTAATGCTTTTGTTTGTAACGTTCAGCAAGGTACAAATTGTCTTTGACGTTGCTGTAGTTGCCGATCATCTTCTCATCAACTTCAGCCTGTTTGTAATCCATGAAGTTCTGTGGATCGACCAGCTTAATCTTGAAGAGGTACTTGTCAACATTGATACCAGCAGACTTCAGATATGCTTTGAAGTGGCTGTCAAATGTATCGTGAATCTTGGACTGCAAACGGGAAACGTAGTTAGCAAACCGCAATTCTTCGATGTATGCAACACCGACTTTACCGTCGTTTACCTGAGCTCCACCATCAGCAGCTCCACGCATATAGGAAGATGGAATACGCAGACCTTGGAGGAACTTG